CTAAAGCTAAAGCTAAAGCAGAAATTGCAAAGAGAGAAGGTTCTAGAGCATACGACAAAGTATTTTTTGATTACGAAACAGGTATACAAAACAACGCCCTAAGAGCGCGTTTAGCTGTAGCTGAAGACTTTTACAGAGAAGATGGTGAGTATGTATCTGAAAAAGAAAACGTTTTAAACAACTTCCCTGGTATTGGTTCAAGCGGATACGTAAGAGATTCAAAAGGCAGTCTTGCCCTAACACCTGCAGCTCAAGCAGCTTTAGGTTTAAAACCATCTAATAAAAATATTGTTATTGATGAAAACAAAGCATTTACTTCTGGAGACTTTGCAGACCTAGCTGGATATGCTGGCCCTGTATTAGGAGCTATTACTGCAGTTAATCCATATCTTAGAGGTATAAAATGGTTAAGAGGAGCTTTAGACTCTAGAGTTGGAAGAGCTTTATTAGTTGGAGCTGGCTCAGGTATTGGTAAAGCAGCCGAAGAGTCAAACGAGATTGCTAGAGGCGTGCAATTGCAAAACGAAGAAGAAGTAGGAAAAATGGTAAGAGATGAAGTAGTCCTTGGTACCGTTGCTCAAGGTGCTGCTGAAGTTTTAGGAGGTATCTTTAAAACATACTTTGGTAGAACAGCAACAGAAGGCAATACCAGAGATGCTCGTTTTATTATGGAGGGGTATAACCTAAAAGATGTTGCTAGGGTGGATGCACAAATAGCAGCTAAAAAAGGTATAGATGACACAAACTTTAAAGCAACTAGAAAAGAAATTTTAAAAGAATTTAAGAAACAAAAAATTAAACCTACCTTGCCAAAAGGTATTGTCACTCAAGCAACATTAGGAAAAACTTTGGTAGCAAGGGGTCAGCAAATAGGTGAGGCGGTTACAGGTGCAAGTCCTAGAGAAAAAAGAGCAGCTGCAAATTTAATTGCTCAAATGGATGATTTTTTTCAATCTATAGGAAGAGCAGATGCTACTATAGATGATTTTATTTCTGCTGGAGCTGTAGGTAGGGTAGCTAGCCAAGAACTAAAAGCTGCTACTACTGCATTTGATAAAGCGATGAATCTTTCTGACCAAAAACTAGATGAGCTTTTAAAAAAGATGCTAAACGAAATGAATACAATTCAAGGAGTAGGAGAAGTTTCTGGTTCTGCTTTAAAAAGAGAGTTGATGGATTCAATTAGTTCGGCTTACAAGTCTTGGTATCAAAACAAAAACAAACTTTATCAAGCATCTGATGTTGCTTTAAAAAGGGCTGGAGCTTTACCAGCAATACAAAATCAGGTAAAAGCTTATACCAGTAGATTTCAAGAAATATTAACAAGAGCAGATGTTGAAGATGTATTGTTTAAGTATCAAGGAAAGCCAGTTACTTATTTAAGAGAGCTTGCAGAAGGTGGAAATATTGAAAACTTAGAACAACTTGTTAAAGCTAGGGCTGAAGTTAAGTCTTTGTTAGAAGTTTTAAAACAAAAAGGAAATGTAGGAGGAACAAGCTACAGAGTATTAAAAGAAATTTCTGAAGAAATAAATAATTTATTTAAAGATATTGAAAGTGGAAAAGCATTTTTAAGCAAAGGAGCTTTTGCAGGAGTTGAAGGAGCAAATAAAGAAGCAGCCATGAATGCAGCAAAAGCATTTGGAAAAGCTAACAGAGCTTATGCAGAAGGAATGAAAAAATTTGATAACACTATAGCTCAAAAAGTTATTAATGATATTAAACTTAACAAAGGCCAAGGTAACGCAGACGAGATGTTTGCTTTTATAGATGGTCCAGGTAATGCAAGGCTTGTTGAACAAATATTATCAAATATAGCGCCAGGTCAAAAAGATATGTTTAGAGCAAAAATGACTAAACTATTAATCCAAAATGTTATTAAAAAAAGTACCGACCAAACAACAGGATTACTAAAACCATCACAATTTAGCACCAACATTTTAAAATACGAAGATACTTTAAGACCTTTATTTGGAGCTAAGTATGAACAAAACATACAATTACTAAGAGAAATAACTAGACTAAATCCTAAGATAAGTAAGAAAGATTTAGATAACTTTTTTAGAGCTTTGGACGAAGACCCATCTCAGTTTGTAATGGCCAAGCCTTCTCAACAAAGAACCAAAGCACAAATAGAAGGAAGAGAGCCTGACTTTTTACCAGGAGAAAAAGGTTTTGATACGCAAAAAATGATTGCAGATTATCCTGAACTAGATACAGCAAACGTTATTTTAAAAACTTTAAAAGAAAAAGCAGAAATTGCAGCAGAAGCAGAAAAACTTTCTAAGTCTGTATTTATGAAAACTGTTAATCAAGAAACTCCAGAAAAAATTGTTGCTTCTATATTCAGACCACAATCAGCTGCAGATATTAATTATTTAAAAGTTACCTTGGACCCAAACACTTTTAAACAAGTGCAAGAAAATGCTATGGGACAGCTGTTAAGTGATGCAGTAAGTGTTGGTAATTTAAAATCAACAGCAAAACTATCAGATATATTTAAGCCTAACCAGTTTAGAAATGCATTAGAATCTTACGGAGATGACACCCTTGAGGCCATGTTTGGAAAAGAACAACTACTTGCATTTAAAGCATTCCAGCAAGCATTAGACTTACAAGTTGGTCCAAGAGGTATGGGACAAGCTGGTGGTATTGTTGCTGGAGCTATTGGTGCGCAAGCTATGAATCTTTCACTTTTGCCAACAATTGTAGGGTTAAAAATATTTTCAAACGTTATGGCCAATCCAAGAATTGTTAAACTTATGGCAAGAACAGATACTAGCTCAGTTATGCAGGTAATAGATGCTTTTGAAAAAGCAACAAGGCTTACTTTAGCTCAAAGCATACAAGAAGAAGCTAGCGAAGCAGAAGCTGGTATTATGCAGGAACTTAGAAGTCAATTAGAGTCACCAGAAAATCAAGCTACTGCAGAAGAACTAAGAGGACAGGTAGAGCAAATAGCAAAACCAATTAAAGCATCTGTACCAGATTTACCAGACATTGTTCCAACCAGTTTAGGCGCTCAAAGCCAAGCTCCTATTAGTAGAGGCTTGCTAGGTGGTAATCCAGGAACAGAAACTGTTGCCGAAAGTCTAGGCAGACTAGCTTAACTTTTCTTTTTATAAGTTAAACCCATTTCTTCTCTATCAAATCCTAACGGATGTTCTGATAAACAGGTCAACTCATCTTTACTTAAATGCACATACGGCTCTGAATCTTCTTCGTAAATAGGCTCTGCTATCGTACCGAATCTAACATCATACTCTTTGCCTGCCTTCCAGGTATGTGAGTAAACACTATCAGTCATAGCAAACACCAAGACAAAAGGATGGCCAGTAGCTAAAGACAAAGCTGCGCCCATTCTTAATTTAGAGGTGCTTAGTAGCAAGGTATCGTATCTATCTATACCAAAGCTACGACATTTAACTTCTAACCAAAAGCAGGAGTCTTTGCTTTCACACCAGTAATCTAATCCATAAGATACTGGTAACTTATTGCACCTAACATCCCATAATCCTTCTATAAAACCAGCTACGCGTTCTTCGCGTTTCTGGTCGCTTATTGTTTCCATCTTTGGTTTTGGATTCATATTCCACTCCTTTAATCATCAAAGAACTCAGGGTCAATAGCAACAATACGTTTGGTTGGTCTACCTGTTGCTTTTACTTTTACATCTTTCTCTTGGATTTCTCCAGAGTTCTTTAATCGTTCTATAATTTCTTTTACTTCGTATGACTTCATACTTCTAAATATTTCACGCCTATCTATATCACGCTTGCTGATACCTATATCTCCTTGCGACCTAATAAAGCTTAACACTTGTTTTATCTTGCTTTCTGTTTCAGAGCCAGCAACTTTGTCTTCACAGTTATCTACAAGTAGTTGGTCGTAGTAATAGACATAATCAATTGCCCACTTAGTTATATCACTTCTAATAACATTGGTATTATGATTGTCAGCCAAAGCACATATCAAAGCTAGTCTCATAGCTTTTTCTCTTGTTCTTGATAGCAATACCTCTAATCCATCTTTTTCTAGAGCGTCCTGCTCTTCTATTAATTTGTATGCAAGTTTGGTTAACAAGTCTTTGCTTTCATTATCAAAGGTAAGTACACGCTGTTTAAAATCTAACTCTGAATTATTTTTAGCTAACTCTTCCATTTCATTTTTAGTTTCTCGCATCTTTCTAACCCACTCACATATAGCATGAGAAGGCTCTCTGAATGGCACCATCTTGCCCACAACCCTAGGAAGCTTAGACTCAACAACAATAAACCTATTTAAAAATCCATCTACAATTCTGCCTGTAGATAAAGCACCGTAAAAATTCTTTGGAACACTCATACCCATAAGTGTTATAGCTGGTTTAATTGTTGACCTATCCATAGCTTCTTGCTGTTGTTTGCTAGACATATTCATAAGAGAGTAGTTATCTGGTCTGATAGTACCGTGACAACGGCCCCAGGCCTCCATGAGAGCTTGCAGGGCGTCTTCTTTGTTAGAGTTTGATGACTTGGCTATACTTTCTAATCTTTTACCAAACTCGTCCATAACAGTTATATGCGTCGGTTTGTGTCGCAACAAACTATAAACAGCTCCACTTGATGTATAACCGTCTCCAGCCATCAAATCCATGTGGCCAGAGTTATCTAGCACAGACTCAATAACTGTCTTGGTATTTTCTTTACCCTGACCAGATTTAGCAATACACATAAAATACAAAGACGAAAAGTTATTCATATCTGATTTATACATACGACCAGCAGCAACAGACCCAACTCCTAACGCTGACTGTAAGCTTAGAGCTGGTTGAGAGATTTGAGCTATCTGCTCTGAATATTCGTATATGTCTTTGATAATTCCTGGAGGAGAGTATAGTCCGCTTGGCTCTTTAATAACTCTGTTCTTGGATATATAAGTTGGAGCTGCTTGATTTTTGCGCTCATGGGTTTTCATAATAGAGTTAACTGTTGTAGATATCTCTGTATCTTCCAAAGGCGGTTTATTGCTTTGATTCCAAGACTGCAAGAAAAACTCTGTAAACTCTACGTTTAATCCTTTAGCAATCAGATAACCTGCCAACCTAGCTGCAGTATCATTACGGCTTCCTTCTGCAGCGGCTTCAAGGGAGAGAGGTGTCGCTATAGGTTTTCCGTTTATTTTATCTGCGCCAGTAACTTTTACCCAATCTTCGCGAGAGAAGTTTGGCAAGTCACCTGTATCATGCAATTCCCAACCTGGTATTACTTGAGGCTCATAGATGGCGCCAGTAGCATGTATATTATATGGAGCAATAATCAAGCCACCGACGCCTCTTATATCAATCAGTTTTGCTGGGTCGTAATCAGCAACTCTGCGAGCGACATAAGTTGTAAAATTTTCTGGGTTGTTATAGTAATAGTGCATACCTTTACCAGTAGCTACCTTTAAAGGCGTAACAGGTAAATTATTAGCAGCCCACGTTACTGCCTCTGGAGTATCTGCATCTATAACTAAAAACTTTCCAGTCACTAAAGCTACGACTAAATCATCGCGGCCTTCAAACCATCTTGTTATTTCCTCTGTTGTTGGTTGCTCGCTTTTAAATCTTTCCCAGCTTCCAAGTTCTCTAGGCGGAACTTTGTTATGGCGTAGTAAAGGTACTACACTAAAACCTGATTCTGCATAGGCAAGCGCTAAATCCAACGCAGAGTCTTCTGCTGTTGCTTTGACGTTGAACACTTCTGTTATTCTTCAAAAGTAGTTTCAAGTGGTCCATAAATAGATTCAAAGTCTAGCTTTCCATCTGCTGCTTTGATTATCTTTTTAGCCTGTTTAATAGACGGTTGACGTCTACCATACCTCCAGGACTTTGCTGTTGCTTCAGAGCATTCAAATAACTTTGCTGCTCCAGCGTTGCCTATATAGGCAATATAATCTTTTAAAGATATACGTTTCACTTCTCTCTCCTTGTATTCTGGCTCTAGTTTGTTAGCATATAAAGATTCTAAATCTTTATTACATAACTGCTGTAGCCTGTATAAATAATTCACTTTCCATTGATTTTTATTGACTTCGCTCATAGTTGCTTTCTGTAATAAATTTATTTTGAACTAAAAGTATACAGTTTAATATTTTATCTGTATACTATTATTTTATCTTTAGGAGAAATGATATGAGCGATATATTAAGTCGTATAAAAAGCCCGAGTGATTTGGTCGAATCGCAAGGCGCCAAACTTTTGGTTTACGGAATCTCTGGAGCTGGTAAAACAACTCTTTGTCAGACCGTTCCAGGAAAAACTCTTGTCGTTAGTATGGAAGCTGGCCTTCTATCTATTAAAGATGCTACAAACGTGACTGCTATTGAAGTCAAAGAAGCAGCTGAAATAGAAGAAATTGCACAGCTTTTAGAAAGTGGCAAGTTAGACTACGATACTGTTTGCTTAGACAGCGTGACAGAAATGTCAGAGATTGTTTTAGCGAATGAGTTAAAGAAAAGCAAGGACCCAAGAAAAGCGTATGGAGAAGTCATCCAGATTATGACTAAGACGATGCGTAGATTTAGGGACCTTCCAATACATGTTGTATTTATTGCTAAACAGCAAGAGGTACGAGATGAAGCTACAGGTATGTTGCACTATCAACCGATGATGGTTGGAGCTAAACTGCCTACGCAAATTCCTTACTTCTTTGATGAAGTGTTATGTTTGAGAACATTTGATACAGAAGATGAAAAAGGAAAGAAATCAACTGAACGTTGGTTGCAAACAACCCTTGGCGCTAATTACATCGCTAAGGACAGGAGTGGTAAGTTAGATGACCTTGAGGAACCTAACCTATCACATATTATTAACAAGTTAGGATTTACAGGAGAAGCATAATGTCTGACTTTGATGGAATTGATTTTACTAATGTAGAATCTGGGCAAGAGGAGTCATCCTCTTATATACCGAAAGGTGATTATAATTGTATTATCAGCGAATGTACTAAACATGTATCTGCTGCTGGTAATCAAAGTATCAAGCTAGAAGTTAAGGTACACAACGAGCCAAAATATAACGGCTGGATTGTTAGAAAATACTTTAGCCTTTGGTATCAGAACGATGATAAGGAGAAGCAAGAGCTGATTAGAGGTTACGCAGCTTCTGACTTTAAACGTTTGCTTACTGCTGTTGGCCTTGACACGCCACCTACTAACGCAGAAGACTTGCAAGGTAAAACTTTAGTTTGCACATTTTCTGAAAGAGAGAGTGACAATCCTAGCTATCCAGATACTACAAACGAGATAGTTGCGTTTAGAACTCCGAAGGGAGATGGTTTAACTCCGCCTACAAGAGCGGAAGTACCACCAAGTATGGCTGCAGCGGAGACTGGCAAGCCAGCTAAACCTACTTTATAAAATAATAGGCTCCGCTAGGGGTCTCTAGGGTAT